TTTTGAACAAGAGCTGTGCTTCCTCTTGCAATTATTTTTAGATCACCCTTAACACTTTCTTTAGGGTTAAATTCCATATTCCAGTGATAAAGAGCCTCAATCATTGGCTCCATTAAGAAATCATCTAAATTCTTGATTGTTGATTTAAGCGCAACATTTGCCGCTCCCATCAACATTGACATGCCGGTGGCAGTCTTGTTTAAGCTTTTCGACTGCTCGCCATGCGTATAGCTTGGTAAGCTAGTTGTTTCATCAGCAAAACGTCTAAAGATCTCAACAATTTGGTTGAGACCGTTCGCGTTTGCTACAGGCTGATACCAACGAACAGCAGGCATACTGCCGTCACCACCTTCACGCAAGAATACGCGCCATGGGTGTATATCTGTTGGATCTTCTCCTGCCGCTAGGAGGTCAGTGTTAACCTCAACCATAGGACCTGATGAAAGCGCTAAGTTATCTAGCCAAATACGAGTTGCGGCATTCATAGTGCCCTGCGAGTCTCTCATCATTCTAGGAACACCTGTTCCCCAGAATTGATGCGGTGTTCTCTCGTAAGGGAATATAAAGTAAGGCATTCTGTAACCCGACACTGGGTTTAACATAACCTTAATAACCTTGCCAGAACACATCCATACGCATGCGCTATAATCGTCTGACAGATCCGCACCCTCAGGTAGCTCTATATCATGCTCTGACAGCTCATGACCATCGACCGTCCCCCAATACTCAAGAACTTCGAACCTATTAGATTCAGAGTGGTCATTAATACCAGCAATTCTTCTTCTTGTTCTTTCATGATCTTCTTCTACATGATTTCCAGACCTGTTGGTCTTAAGAAGATATTTAATCATTTCACTGTCAAACTGAGGTCTGTCAGCAAGCTCTCTGAATTGACGTCTGGTTAGGACGTGTCTTCTAAATAATCCGTCGCAATCATCTAAAGATGTACAATATGGATCTGGGTATAAATCAAAGATAGATACGCTTTCAACTTCAGGCGTTGCTTTCTCTACCTGCGACAAAATATGAGCCATAGTCCCTGTCTCAGGGTCTTCTATCTTTTGATAGGATTGAGCCGTGTCAATTTTAACAGTACCTGCCTTGACCGCACCCGAACCAAAAATACAGCTTTCAAGAATAGACTCTTTTAATTTCATTTCGGCATTGTTTTCAACGAGCTGATCCATGATTTCTGCTGTCATTTTCTCAGCCGCTTCACGAGCCGCTTTCTGCTCAATTTCTTTAAACTCATCTTCGAGTTCAGCGATGCGAGCCAAGACAAGATCTTGATTTACATTTGGGTCCATCATCTGGGACGCCATCATGATTTCTTGCGTAGCCTGTTCTCTTAGCTTGATAGCCTTCAGCGGATCAAGATCAGCCACAGGAGTAGGCTCGCAAGCAAAAAATACGTCGCCATGCTGGAACATCAAATCAATAATTCGGGAGTAAGCCGCCATGACTTTAGTTCGCGTCAAACCAACAAACACTTTGGATCGGGAACCTGCTTCGTTTAGGCGTGCGAGGACGTCTGGCTCGTATAAGCCATTATATTGACGTAGGTCTTTAAGCCACTCGTTTTCAGTTTCTTTTCGAGCGTCTTTGTATTCCTGATATATATGGGCTAATCGCGAACCTAAGCTTTGAATCGAATGGTCTTGAGTTCCATCAGACTCTTTTTCTTCGGCAACGATAAGCTCGTCTTCATACTCTTCTATCATTAGTATCCTGCAACAGAGTCAAGAGTTGTAAAGCGTCGTTGTATAGTTCTATGCCGAGGTTTCGGCATTGAGGCAAGTCCGTGCAGGGCAATAGCATAAGCCATTACTCTGTCATCATAACATCCTTGCTGAGAATTAAAAACCCCTTTTTCATCAATAACATAGGTTCTTAATTCGTTAATTAACTCTATGTCAGCGGCGCCCAATTCGTTTTGCCTAATTAAGCTGGCAAGGTTGTCAATAATTAAAGGTTTTGTTTTTGAAGTTGTAAGAAAACCGCCGCGCTTTGTCATCTTATCGGAATAAGCTCCGTCGACAGAATGCTCGACAAACATGTTTGGATACTTTAGCTCTTGAAGCCTTCTTAAAGTGGTAAGACCGTGATTATTTCTCTCAACAACTACATGGGCGTTGTTGTATCTCTGACCAATCTGTGAAACCACATTTCCCCAATCCCAAGGATCAATGTGTCCGTGCCAACAGGCAACCTGATTACCTACAGAATCTAGAACCTGTGCGCAGGAGTAGTCTCCGTAAGACAAGCCTTCTGCGACATCAACGCCAATGACATACGTGTCTTGATCTTGGGGCTTGTACCATTCTTTGTATGGACCATGCGACCGGCTTTCAAGATTACCGCCTAAAATATCTCCAATAAAATCAGGGGTATAGCAGTCATCTTCGCAAACAGATAAATGCTTATCCTCCACAAAACATCTGCCCGAGGTAAGAAATGCCTCTAATGGAGTACTGGGGTATTCTTGCTTAAATAGATCAGTTCCACCCAGCTCATCTAGCTTACTGCGCCTAAAAGCTAACTGAGCATCATCCAAACCGAATCGCTGGGAAAGAGCATACTCTTCAGGAGTTGCTTCAAAGTAAGGGCTTGGTTTTTTTCTGTAGTCGGGCATCCAAAACCAAGGAATGAAACAGGTCACCCATTCAGACTCACCGCGCAAGCTTTTCATTACTTGATCATAAAACCAACCGCCAGCGCCATTAGCAGTGCTTTCAAGAATTACTTCAGATTTTTTTCCACCAACTGTTTGGAGAAGACCTGCGGTGATATCAGATCCTTGAGGGTAAAAGGCAACTTCTGAGCCATGGACGAAGCGGTTTGTCTGTCCTCGACCAGTCTGCGTAGACCTCGCAGTCCCAACTCTGTATCGACTATTAAGCTCGTCGAAAACGAGAGTAGAAGCACTAGAAGAAGACAAAGGCGGCTTAAAGGCAGGATGAGGTATGTTGTCATAAAAATAGCGAACCATATTAAAGATGGCGTTCGTAGACTCTGCCAGATGAGACAGTACGAATGCGTTCGCGTTGCGATTTTGAGTTACCTTCCAAAAGTTTCTGCCCTGAGAATATGTAGAAATACCTGTTTGTCGCGCTTTTAATACTAAAGCACGAACATTACCTTGTTCTTTCAGTTGTTTTTCCAGCATGTTGTGTAGATATAGCTGGGCGCTGTTTAAGGCAAAAGGCGAGGACTCACCTTCTTTGTTAACAATCTTCAATACATTTTTTGCATATAAAGGAAAATTGCTTTTGAATTTTGCCGCTACTTTTTCAATATCAGTCATAAGCGTTAATTATTGCTCTGCACCACCATAAAAGATCGTGATCATCCAGATCCATTCTCATTGTATTAGCGCGGGAACAAACCAACCTTACATTACCTTTTTCATAACCCTTGTCTGTATCTATCCTGTCGGGACTGGCGGACAAGTCTTTGTTCTTTGTGGTTGCATGCATAGGCAACTTTGTTATGGCGCAAATTCCATTTTGCTCCCTGTAAAGATCTATAAGTTCATCCTTGGTGATTGGCTCGGTACCGCTATTAAATTTTTTATGCCTCTGAGCAAGCGCGGAATATCTCAGCTGAAAATACCCGTCAAGAGTCTCACCACGCTTCATATTCTTCGCGTGTCGACAGGCGTTGCATGCCGCAACTATTTTCCCGCGATCTGTTGCAAAATTACTTAAATCTTTGGTAACCCTGCATGCAGAACATTGCTTATTGTTAGGCGCCATTCTTTGTCTTTTGTGAGCTCTTCAAAGCGCTTGACGGCAACCCGACTATTGCTTACCGCAATCCGATCACCCATCAAACTTGTTCCAAGCCCAATACACCCCATAACATCAGTTGGATAATTAGCGACATGAATTAGTATATATGTTCGATCCGGAACATCTTTTATGTGCCATGTCTCACCAAAGCGTGGCGACTCCCGCCAGCCTGTTTCGTAAGTCCCTGTAGGTATACAAGAAACATTTGGCGCATTATTTAGCCAAGGTCTCTCTATCGTGTAGAACTTCTCACCTTCTACCTCAATAACACCCAGCGTCCCTTTTGGGTGATAGCAAAATCTCTTAAGTACCAGTTCGTTCACTTTTCTTACCTTTTTGTTTTTTCTTGCCGAAGATTCGGTCATAGCCTTCTTCAAATTTTTTCCGATCAACCGGACGAGGGTTGTCACCTTTTCCATATAAAGTCTCTCTGTGATTCTTAATTTTGACGCCCATTACTTTCTGTGCCTCGCAGTCTTCTTGGCTATCTTTTTAGGCTGTGCACTATGCTGTTTACCCTTCTTTGTGTCAGCCCGCTTCTTTCGCGTTGTGGCGGCGTATTCCTTCGCACTAAGGGATTCCCTAGCCTTCTTGGGTAAATAGCGCTCTCCTGTCGCCTTAGAGCCTTGTGTGCTGTTCTTACCCGACTTGGTACCCCACTTTTCTTTGGTCCACTTCTTGAGACTTTTCTGAGATTTTTTAAGAGCCATCAGTCTTTATAACCTCCACCTGCCGCCTTATATTCTTTAGCTAGCATCTGTGCCTTTCGCGCAGACCACTGACCCGCCTTGCCACCTTTTGAGCCCGCCTTGATCTTGTTGAAAAGACGCTTCCGCATTGCAGGCTTTGTATAATTGCCAGCCTTATTAACGGCGGACTTCTTTTTAGCAGGCATTACTTCTTAGCCTTCTTAGCAGTCTTCTTGCTGGTTACCTTTTTACCACTCTTTTTCGCCGCCGCCTTAGCCTTAGCGATACCTTTCTTTGTATATGCATACTTCTTACCATTAACCATTGGCATAACTAATCACCTCTCACCACTTTGTACGATTTGCCCAATAAGCCGCAGACATCTTGCCCTTAGCTATGTTTTTAGCGTGACGCGCCTTAAAGCTCGCTCGCTTCTTCTTCATCTTGTCGGATTCCCCCTTCTTGGGTTTACCCGCTGTTTTGGCGCCTTGCTCTCCAAAACGGATTGTCTTGACCTTATCGCCCTCTTTCGCCACAACCACATGCGACTTCTTTGGATGATTCGGAGTGCGTTTCGGCTTGTTGTAACCACTTACGCCCGCTCTAGCCAGACGAGGATCTTTCTTAGTAGCCATTTCAAATAAAACCTCTCTATGTTTTTTGAGGAGGTACTCTCATAAGCACCGCCCCCCTCTTTTTGAATCCATGTTTTGCAAAACAGGTACTCTCATATTCACCCACCCCCCAAAACTGCTGATACTTACCTACTAGTCCCCCATGGCACCACACCATCGAACCGCGCCAGACCCAGATCGCCACTCCCCCCCCACACCTCCTTACTCCTC